ATAAGTTCTAAAGAAGTCAACATGTCTAAAATAAGACAAAATTGTACTGTTAATTTACACTTTGCCATGTAACCAAAGATTGCATAATATTTATCAAAATCTAATTTTAAATTAGACATAATAAAATTATATAGCTTAAGCAACCATGATTTCAACTCCTTAAAATAGTTGCGAAATTTTTCCTTATCTTCCTCATCCATGTCAGCATCATCTGTACATTCTGAGAAACTATAAAAATAATCTCTAAATCTATTAAAAGGAAATTTAACTTCTTCATACATAGAACTTGCCTTATGAACTTCGGGTAAACCAAAAGTTGTACAAATTCCTGATTGTGAAGCGTAAAGAATCTTGGTGGATTCTTTCTTCCTGTTGTCGTTCTTTGCGGAATGTTTTTTGCATTCCTCTATATAATCAAATCGTCGTTTAGTAGAAATAGCTTTGCGCTTTTGGGCGTTTTTACTATTCTTCTTCTTCGATTCATAATGTGCAATCCTCTCTGCTTTCCCAGATTGAGAATGCAAAGATTTCAAATTTTTGTATATAATAAAATATACTACTGAAGTTACTACTAATGAAAGTAATAACCAGAACCCTTGTGTTGCGTTTGTGATTGTTTCTCCTGATAAGTTGTAATTAAACATTGTAAAAAGAAAAGGGTAAATATCGGTAGTTGTAAAAACTAATCAATAACAATCACGAAAACAAATAAAAAGTTGGAATTATCAATCTAAATGCCTCATATTATTAGCAGTGCCTTATATAAATCACGGGATATGCAACTCCCTACACGCCGGTACGTGCTGAAACTAAGGGTACTAATAATAATATTGGGACCTATAACAAACAATAAATGTTTTAATTAAGAGTCAGAAAACCGTTTCGTCCAAATAATTTACTCTCGTACATCTAAAATGCGCTTGACTCATCTTCTGTGAGTGCATTTATCATAAATGGAGTTCAATTATCTGGGGGGATTTCTCCGACAAATAAAATGCCAAGTCTAAATCATTACAATCAAATTCCCATCTTAAATG